CGCTTTTACTGGCATGATAAAGACGATTAACGCCGCTCCCCCCGTCCTCAATAAACTCAAAAAGGAATTCCAGGACATGTCCTTGCGAATTCCGATTACTGCGAATAGTCTATTTTCTATTGGTGAAGCGGCCGGGCAGTTGGGTATTAAGGTTGAAAACATAGCTTCCTTTACGGAAGTCATGGCTAAACTCGGGGTAACTACCAACTTAACGGCGGAAGACGCGGCGAATATGTTGGCCCGGTTCGCCAATATTACCCAGATGCCCCAAACGGAATTCGGCCGGTTGGGTTCTGTTATCGTTGAACTGGGTAATCGCATGGCTACGACGGAAGCAGAGATAGTCGAAATGGCCATGCGATTAGCCGGTGCCGGTAAACAAATTGGATTGGCCGAACCGGAAATTATGGCTTTTGCTGCCGCTCTTAGTTCCGTAGGTATCGAAGCGGAAGCCGGTGGAACCGCTTTTAGCCGGGTCATGATCAAAATGCAGGACGCAATATTCAAGGGTGGGAAGGACTTAGCAACCTTCTCCAAAACCGCTGGAATATCGGCAGCCGATTTCAAAAAGAAATTCAAGGATGACGCGGGGGCCGCTCTAATCCTATTTGTGGAGGGACTAAAACGCCTTAAAGAAGAAGGTAAAAACGTAAACGACACTCTTACCCTTTTAGGTATGGAGGATATCCGAGTAAGGGATTCTTTACTCCGGGCCAGCGGGTCTGGAAAGCTGTTCCGGGACGCCTTGAAGTTAGCCAACGATGAATGGGAAAGCAACAACGCTTTGAACCGGGAAGCGGCGTTGCGTTTTGGGACTACGGCCAGTAAACTACGTATGTTCATGAACCATATTACCGTAACGGCCGTTAGAATCGGGGATAAACTGATACCGGTTCTTCTTCAACTCACGAAAGAATTGAATCCTCTGGTGTTTCAAATTCGAACTATGGATGATTCCACGTTAGGAATGTATCTGCGAATAGGGGCCTTGGTGGCTATTGTGGGACCGCTTCTTCTGGCTCTCGGAGCTATCGCGGGAGCTATCCGGAATATTGGGGCGGCAAGTGTAGCCGTGGTGGGGGCGGTAAAGTTCCTGGCGGGGACTATGATACTATTGGATGTGGCTTTCTTGGGAGTAATAGCGGCAGCCGTCCTTTGGGTATACAAGTGGAACGAAATCATGGCTGGTTTCGCCGCGTTGAAGGATATTCGGGACGTGTCGCGGGGATTCAAGGAAGCCTGGGTGGAAGCCTTTGGGTTCGGAGAAGACCCTATACAATGGTGGATAGACCGTTGGGCCGCTGCCAAGATAGCCGTTCCCGAGATTATTGAGGGGATGAAGTTAGAAATCCAGGAGAAGTGGGCAAACCTGGTAGATATAATCAAGAACCCCTGGGAAAACTTGGTTTCTTTCTTTGAAGGTGTTTGGAACCGGGTGTTGGGAGTATTCGACCGCGCCGTGGCTAAGGTTCAAAGTTACGCGGGGAAGATAGGAGCTATTGGAGATAATCTGGGAACCGTCTTTGGTGGTGGGGGAGACATTGACGGCACCAAAGCCCTGGGGGGCCCGGTTTCCCGTGGTGGTCGTTACCTGGTAGGGGAGCGCGGCCCCGAGATATTTAATGCGCCTTCGGCCGGGAGTATCACCCCCAACGGGGCCTTCGGGAGCGGGGGCCGGTCGGAAACCGATGTCACTTTACGGATTTCCCCCAGTCCCGAATTCATAGCCCGGTTGGAGCGAATCGACCGGCGCAAAGGGAATTCCAATGTAAACGTAGCCAGCGATATTTATGGAGGGGCAAGGATATGAGTTGGCGGGATTCCCTACAACCGGCTTCGTTCCGGGGTGTGGCCTTTAAGACCTTTGGGACGCAAGCCCGTATAGGACGGCGGAACGTCCTACACCAATACCCCTTCCGGGATAAGCCTTATCTGGAGGACTTGGGGCGGGATGCCTCTGAGTACAAGATAGATGGCTACGTTATCCAAAATAAAGGAAACCAATTTAATTATTTTCAGGAACGGGACACACTTATGGACGCCCTTATGGCTCGGGGCGCGGGGACGTTGGTCCATCCCAGCCTGGGGGAAATAAATGTAGCCGTGAGCGGTCGGGTATCCGTGGAAGAAAACTTTGCTCAGGAAGGCGGAATAGCTAAATTCTCCATGGTTTTCGTTGAGGCCGGAACCAACCAGAATCCAACGGAAGAGGACAACCCGTTATCCCTGGTAGGTGAGGTGGTGGGAGAAGTCCTGGACCGGGTTATGGATACCTTTGGGGAAGGCTTTAGCGTGGAGGACATGCCTGGGTTCGCGGTCCTTTCGGCTATTCAATCGGTTCAGACCCAGGCTAATATGATCGTGGCGGCGGTAACGTCTATCCAGGGCGCGGTCCTGGCCACGGTAAATAGCGCGGTAACTTACGTCCAAACCCTTCGGGATTCCGTGATAGACATAATTGATACCCCTTGCGACGTGGCGCGGGTATTGGTGGATGGCTACAATTCTTTCATGGGAATAATAGGGGAATTTGGTGAAACTATAACCGGCAATGTTTTGGGTTCCTGTTCCGGTCGGCTTATATCCTCGAACCCCCCAGCGGCTACGGGGGTAGTAGGCCGCTCAGCGGTCCTGGCGGCCTTGGCCCTGACCCGATTCGGTGAGCCGTTAGATACCCCTTCCCCCAGTCCTTATGGTGGCCGTCTTCCGGCGGTACCGTTAACTACTGAAGTCCGGGTAAAACAAGCGGCTAACCAGATAGCCATAGTAAATGCTGCGCGTACGGCCGCTATTGCTACTGCTGCCCAGATTGGTATTCGAGGGGAGTATGAGAGCTACGATGATGCTATGGGAGTATTGGAAAATATATTAGATGCCTTGGATGCTCACCTTTTGAAGTTGGGGGATGAGTCGGCGGATACTTTTTACCGGGATTATGGAATATCAATAAGTCAGCCTTCGGTATACGAAGGTTTGCAACAGATTCGGCCGGCCTTGATAAAGGGCATGGGGCTTATCGGGGCGGACCTGGCGCGGGTGGAAAGTTATTTGGTTCCGCCTACCGTGGAAAATATTCTTACCCTGAGTTACCAAAAGTATGAGGACATAAACCGGGCCACGGAAATATTCGAACGGAATAAGCCCACGGTAGTCCATCCCGGCTTCCTGCCCTCTGGGGAAACTATCGAGCTATTGGGGGAATGATGGGACCGATATTGAAAGTGGCGGGGGAAGAGTATAGCGGTTGGACCAGTATACACGTGGATCAATCGCTGGAGAATATCGCCCATTCATTTTCCCTGGGAGCTACAGACCTTTTCCCCGGCCGACCGGAAGACTGGAAACTTGCCCTGGGGGATGAGTGTAGTATCGAGTTGGACGGGGAACCGTTAGTAACCGGCTACATCGAGGATATACACATAAATTATGATGGTCGAAACCATGTTATGAAAATATCTGGACGGGAGAAGACGGCGGACCTGGTGGATTGCTCCTTCGCGGAAACAGAAAACGAGTGGAAAAACTTGGACGTGGGGGCAATCCTGGTTCGGCTTTGTGCTCCTTACGGGGTAAAGGTCTTGATAGACGGGGACTTGGTGGCGGGGAATCCGATAGCGGAAGCCATAGTCAAGAAAGTCCCGGAGTTTAAGGCCAACGAAGGGGACACGGTACTCGAATTAGTAAGACGGCTTTGCGACAGTGTAGGTGTGTTGCCCTGCTGTTACGGATTCGGAAAGCTATTTATTGTCCAGGGCGGTTCCCGTATCTCTAACGACGGTGGTAAGACATGGGAAGCCACGGAAGACGGGTTGGTGTTCGGTAAGAATATTCTGGAGGGTTCTATTACCGAATCCAACCGGGATAGGTTCAGCCGGTATATCGTGAAGGGCCAGGGACGCGGAACGGACAATAAGACCTTGGCGGACTACGTGGAACCGACCGGGGACTTGGATGACGAAGTCGTTTCCCGTTACCGGCCTATGGTTATCCATGCGGACTTGGAGGCCACGACTGGGAATTGTAAGGACCGTGCCGCTTGGGAAGCCCGAATTAGAGCGGCGCGGAGTCGGGAAATCACTTACACTTTACCGGGTTGGCAGCAGTCTACCGAACAATTGTGGTATTTAAACGCCTTGGTTGCTGTGGATGACCCCTGGTTAGGTGTGGAGGGGGAACGGCTTATAAGCCGGGTTTCCTTTACCCTTGACGATGACCGTGGTTCGCTAACCCACTTAACCGTGGTTCACCCCGAATCGTACCGCCTTATCCCCAAGCCTATCAAGAAAACCAAGAAGGGGATGAAAGGAGTTTTTGATAAATGACGGTTGATATACCAGACCTTCGCCGGGTAGTGTCCGGAATAAAAAGCAAGATGTTCCTTCTCTTGGGAAGGGCTATTCTTACGGCCATCAACAATTCCGAGTCTACCCAAAAACTTCAAGTCACCCTCTTGGCGGGGGAAACGGCGACGGATATGGAGCGGTTTCAAAACTACGGCTTTGAATCGTTCCCTTTGGCGGGGGCGGAAGTGGCGGTAATGTTTCTGGGAGGGAACCGGGAAGCGGGGATTGCCTTGGTAGTCCATGACCGCCGATACCGGCCGACCGATTTAGCCAGCGGGGAAGTCGCTATATACACCAGTGAAGGTTGTCGGCTAACCTTGAAAGCCGGTAAAATAGCTCAGTTGGATTGTCAAGACTTCGTGGTCAATGCGGCGGGAGCGGTTAGTATTACCGCCCCCACGATAAACCAAACAGGAAGCGTAACAGTAACAGGACCGCTAACTCAGGCTGGCGGGGAAGCGAATACCTTCAGTGGTCCGGTAGATATTGAAGGAATTGACTTTGGAGATCACGTTCATGGGGGGATTGAACCTGGCGCGGGAGTCACAGGAGTACCTCAATAATGGCGGATATCAAGATAGATTGGGACGTAGACGCGGGGGATTTCCTCTTTGCGGATAATGACCTGACTACAGATAAAGGGCTTCAAACGGCGGTGATCGTGAGTCTATTTACCGACCGTAGGGCCTACCCGGATGATGTTCTACCGGATTCCAATTCCAAGGACCGGCGCGGGTGGTGGGGGGATAGTCTTTCCCCACTCCAGGATGATCGGATTGGTTCCCGCTTATGGTTATTAAACCGGGAAAAAACAACGACCTTAACATTAGAGCGGGTCCGACGTTATGCTAAGGAAGCTTTGAATTGGATGGTCGAGGACGGCGTGGCCGCTTCCGTCCAGGTCGAAGTGGAGCGACAAGGAACGGTAGGTAATGACGTTTTGGCCTGGCGGGTCCAGATAAGAAAACAGGACGGGGCCGTGGAAGCCGTTCTTTTCAATACTCAATGGGAGGAAACGTTCAATGCCGTTTGATCGACCAACGCTGCAAGAGATAACCGACCGTATAGAGTCCGACCTTCAAACCCGTCTGGGCGGTTCCGGTTCCCTGTTGCGCCGGAGTGTCCTGGCGGTTATGGCTCGGGTATACGCGGGAGCGGTTCACCTGTTGTACGAGTTTCTTGTATATGCATCCCGACAACTATTCGCCTCCAAGGCTGATGCCCAGGGCCTGAATGATATTGCCGGGGAATACGGGATAACTCGACAGGCGGCCACTCCGGCTACGGGAACCGGGACGGCGACGGGAACCAATGGGGGAATAATCCTGTCTGGGAGCGAATTACAATCGGGGGCTGGGATTATCTACACGGTGGACGATGAAGTCACGATAGCGGCAGGGACGGCGGTGTTAGATTTGACTTCTGCATCGGTAGGGGAGGACACTAATGTAACCGGGGGAGCTACCCTGACTTTTGTAAGCCCTATCGCCGGAGTAAATACCACGGTAACGGTTTCGGTCGATGGTCTTTTAGGCGGTGGGGATGAGGAAACAGATGATGAGTTGAGAGCGCGGGTACTTACTCGAAAACGACAACCCCCCCACGGTGGAGCGGCCTTCGACTACGTAAATTGGGCTTTGGAGTATCCGGGGGTCACTCGGGGGTGGTCTTTCCCCCAATACATGGGGGTGGGGACTATAGGCTTGGCCTTCGTTCGGGATGATGATACTACGATAACCCCAACGGAAGCCCAAAGGGACGCAGTGCGGGAATATATTTTGGAGCACACGGACCCCGGAACAGGATTGTCTGTTGGAATTCCGGTAACGGCGGAACCTGGTTTTTTTGTAATTTCGTTGACCCCGCTTTCCGTTGATTTTACGATAAATATTTATCCCAACACTTCGGTAGTTCAAGCGGCGGTGGAGGAAAATATTTTGGATTTGTTACGTAGGGAAGGCGGGCCGGAGCAAACTATATATCTGTCTCGAATACGGGAAGCTATTTCGTTGGCTTCTGGAGAAGAGTATCATACGTTAGTCTTACCGGCAGCGGACGTAACAGCAGGGACAACCCAAGTTCATGTTTTAGGGACTATAACCTGGGGGAGTTACTAATGAGAACACCTACCGAATATTTGCGGCTTTTACAGTCCCTTCTCCCTTGGGGAAAGGCTTGGCCCCGTGAAGATGAGGCTGTCCTTACCCAGACGTTGTTGGGTAAAGCGGGGGAGTTATCCCGTGTGGATTCCCGACAAGATGACCTTTATCGGGAAAGGGATACCCGTCAGGCTATGGAATTGTTGGGGGACTTTGAAACGGAGTTAGGTCTACCGGATGATTGTTCCGCTTTGGGGGAAACTATAACGGAACGCCGCCAGATGGCCCATTTAAAATACGTAGCTTTGGGTCAGCAATGCAAGGAGTATTTTATTGAATTAGCCGCTTCTTTGGGTTACGAAATAACCATAGAGGAGTTTGCCCCATTTTGGGCTGGGGTAGGCGCGGCCGGGGATTCCTGCGGAGATCAAGAAGTAATTTTCTATTGGCAAGTAACCATAGATATTTCTGACATGCCCTACATATTTTTCAAGGCCGGGGCTTCCTCCAGTGGAGACCCGTTGATCCGAATTCCTTCTGTTGCGGGTTTAGAATGCGTTCTAAACAAGTATAAACCAGCCCATACTACGCTTATTATAGCGTATTCCGGCCCGAGTTTTGATTCTGGTTTTAGCTCGGGATTCTATGCTTTTCCGTCGGAAGACCCCAGCTATTTATACGGGGGTTTTGATGGGAACGGCTTTGATATTGGTTTTGCTACGTATAAAAAGTTGGACTTTGAAGAAGTCCCCACTTTTACTATAGGTTCGGACCCCTTGGATAGTTTCCCGACTTGGG